CTCAACAGCAGTGCAGGCCAGGGAGATAATCAGTAGCGTCTACCGATACGCCAATGATCGCGGTCATGGCCTGTTTAATCCTGCGGCTGACATCAAGCCTTCATCGATCGCCATCTTCAGGCCGCGCGAGCGCAAACTCAGCCCTGAAGAGATCGGCATATTCTTTCGCGGACTGAACGGCTTTAGCGCGATGGGCACGATGAAGATGGCCCTGAAGTTAGTGCTGCTGACACTGGTACGTAAAAGCGAATTTACCCTTGCCACATGGCCAGAGGTGGATTTCAGGAAATCGACGTGGACGATACCGGGTGACCGGATGAAAGCCGGGAGGGAGCATATCATCTACCTGTCGAGGCAGGCCCATGATCTGCTGGTCGGCCTGCAGATGTGCGCCTGCGGCAGTGAATACCTGGTGCCCGGGCGCTACAACTTCCGCAAGCCATTATCAAATGCCGCGCTTAACTCGCTCATAGACCGGACGGTGGCCGCTATTAACAAAGATGGCGAGAAGATCCAGGATTTCACAGTGCACGACCTCCGCCGTACAGCCAGTACACTCCTGCACGAGGCTGATTATCCATCAGACTGGATAGAGAAAGCTCAGGCTCACGAGCAGAAGGGAGTGCGGGCGGTGTACAACAAAGCAGAGTACGCCCGCCAGCGGACCTACATGCTGCAGCAGTGGGCGGATATGGTTGATGCCTGGATAGCAGGGGAGCACACCGATCTGGTGCCGTTCTCCCCATCGAAATTTGAGAGGTGGATGGAAGGAAGAGATTAAGCGGCCTCCACTTTCACAACGTCAACCGCGCAACCCGGCAGCAGTTGCACCGCCGGGCCGATACTCTGGTTCCCCCAGTGGTCCCACCCTGGCGCTCCGCAGCGGCTGAACAATTCGATTCGCGGTACATCGCCGTAAAGCAGCTCCAGGCGGTGCCGAACTTCCCACGGCTTTTCACTGTGGGCACCGAGCGGGCTGTATACCACCTGCTTGATGCCAGCGTTCAGTCGTTCCAGACCGTTGCCGCGAGTGGCGATCAGCAAATCCTCTGTGTTCGCCCGGGTGTGGTTGCCACCATTCATGCGCGTCTCGGCGTTCAGTAGATCAAGGAAGTCGTAAAAGTCAGCAACTTCACCCTCGGCCAGCGCTTTGTTGATGCGGCCCTCTGCCAGTTGGTTCAGCTTTACCCAGGTGAATCCCTTCATGGTGCGCACAGTAAAGCCCCAGGCCTCAGCCAGTTCGATAGCCTCCTGGTTGTGCGTGCCGGTGTACCACATCGCCAGCACGGCGTTTTCAGCGGCCAGTTCCCAGACCGGCAGGCGCTTAATATCGATCAGCTTCATGGTGCCGTAGTGGTTTTCTGCGGCCCCGTTGCTGATGGTGTTGCCATAAGACCAGGGTGGATCTGCGTAGATAAGTGAGTATTTTCCACTCATGCTGCCTCCCGCTTATTATTTAGTTGCTCAGCCAGCCGCTGAGCTTTTAATGGGTTTTTGATAACCTGCCCGCCAGGCGCAATCCAACCTCCGAGCAGTATTGAATAACGCAGCGTCACGCTGCCCACGTTGATAACGTCATGAGGATTAGTCATAAACCACCCCACGGCATCCGATCCCGCTGTACTCACCCTGGCGAGCGTGATTGCTCCAGGTGATACACTGCTGACGGCGGATCGCTATACGGGCACGCTCAACTTCACCGACGGCCACATCCATGCATTGCAGCCAGAGGCGGGCGGCTACGCGGTAATGCCCGCGCTTTTCCCGCTCAATGGCTCGGCTCTCGATCTCCATTGCCTCTGCGGTTACTGCCACTGTTTTTTCAGAACGGCGCTGCGACACGTAGTTCTGGTGATACTTTTCAAGCCGGGTTAACTTTTTCATCTGATCCAGCCTTCTCAACTGATTACCGCCGCCACCCACATCAGGTAGGCGACAACGGCAAGACACAGGTACACATCGAGCCATCTTTCGAAGTGCTTGCTCAGCCGCTTCATGCGGCGTTACTCACCGGGCGGTACTTCCGCAGTTCAACCGGGGGCTTTTTTCCGGTGTAAACCTCCGGGCTTTCCGCTTTGCGCTTATCGAGCCACTGCTCGATCTCTTCCTGCGTCCATGCGCAGCGGCGGTCGGTGATGTACCAGCGCTTCGGGAATTCGCCAGCAGCTTCAAGCCGTTCGATAGTGCTCCATGACAGTGGCACCACCGCCAGGAGTTCCTTCTTACCTAATGCACCTTTCATAGATACCTCTCTTGGTTGCAGGTGTGGCGCCGTAGCGCCACGGTGGTTATCACATAGGGACTTCGTTCAACTCGTCTTTGCGGATGCCGTACACATCGGTCGCAGCGTCCAGTAGCGTCTGGTGCCCGGACAGGCGGAGGGCTGCGTATTTGTAGGCCTTGTCCAGTTCGGCAACGTTACGGGCAGCCATGGCAGCAGAAGAGAAACCAGAGAGAATGTCTTCCGGGGCGCGGTCATCAGACTTTTTCGCCTTTTCCTCCTGGTGCTGCTCAGGCTGCGCATTGATCAGCTGATTCATACCGGATGCAGTTGCAGGCGTCGGCGTAATGTCGCGTTCAACGCGCGGTGCGGTCTCCTGCAACTCGTCAGGGGTGTACACGCCGAGCAGAACGTCAGGGGCATGCAGGCGTGCCCACCGCTTAACGCAGAGGTAAGCCAGTTGCTGGCGAGGATCCTGCTCCCACAGTGGAGAGTTACGCACCCCGGCCTGAGCCATGCTGATCGTCAGTTCGCGCGCCTCAGCTTCACCTTTCAGTACTGCCGATACGGTAACGGTCAGGTTCGGTGATTTGTCGGTTTTACCGTTCACCTTTGACCAGTCGCCATCCCAGCGATAATTCAGGCGGGTGGCCAGCAGGTTGGAGGACGACACAACGGCGTTGACCAGCTGTGCCTCGTAGCCCAGGGTACCGTTAACCACATGCGTTTTTTGCGCCACTGCGAACGGGTTCATGCCCCATTGCGCGGCCTGCATGGTTACTGCCAGGCAGTCGGCAGGCTTGCCAGCTAGATGCGCCGGAACGGTGGCCTTGCTGTCTGCCATCAGGGTGGCGAAGCGCACCAGACGATCCATGCCTTCTGGGCTGAAAATTGCCGCGGCAGTACCGATGGTTGCCGACGGCGTGGAGGTTAAAGAAAGTTCGTTGCTCATACGTACATATCCTGTTTTCGTGCCCACTCAGGGCGTTTAATAATTTCAAATCCACCCCAGTCGCCTGTTTCCCGGCACTGGTGATAGGTATTCAGATCCCGGCGGTACAGGGCGTGCCCAGCATCCACGTCCGGCGCATCCAGTTCGAACACGCGTACCGGGTAGCGACCGCAGTCGATGGTTTCACTAACTGCCAGGAAGAAGAATCCGTGTGGCTCTCCGGTGGTCTGCTGTGCGCCTTCGCGGTACATTGCGTCCTGGACGTGGTAACGGAATTCCTCGATGTGGCGGGCGAACCGCTCCATGTCTGCAACCTTCTTCACGTCCAGAAGAACCGGGTGACTCTTCAGGCGCTTGTCCGGGCGAATGCGGCACAGCTCACCAGTCTCGGGATCCTTCCAGTAGTGCGACGCTTCGCAGAAACCATCTGCTTCAAGCATCCACCGCGCCGCCGGGTGGGCCATGGCACTGTCGCGCATCAGCAGCAGTTTCCGGCCCTGATCTGCATCCATTACCGTCATTCCCATACCCTCAACATCACGCAGGAACGCGGCCTCATCTTCTTTTCCGGCATTGGTGCGGCGGTTGAACTCTGGCGCCACGATGAAGCGTTTATCGAACTCATCCGGCTCGAGCAGCAGGCAGTGCAGGGCGGTTCCCATATCCAGAGCCTTCAGCTTTTCGGTGTCGACCGGCGCTGCCTTTTGCCACTTCAGCAGCGCGGGACTCATTGCCACCATGTCCAACTGCGACTTACTCACGCCGTCACCGGCGTGGTAGTCCTCATTGCTGATGTCAAAATAGATGCCCGGTTTCATGCTGCATCCCTGTCGCTGTCGATCCTGTCGGCCAGATCCAGGCGAGCGATAACGCCAGTGAGTTCGCGCTTAAAGCTGTCCATCAGCTCTTCGAACTCCTCACTTTCCTGAGCGGCGCGCAGAACATCAGCACGAACACCCATGCGGATCAGAGCGCGGTTGAAAGATTCATCCATACCGGCACCGTTGGTTGCTTCAATCAGCTCGACGTGACGGTCGTACAGCTGCTCGCTTAAGGAGACATCGCGGTCGAAGTTGACCATGATTTTTTTAAGGTTCATTACCTGATTAGTGTTCACTTGCTCACCCCCATATCCATTTCAGTCTTCACCGCAACTTTGCTGATGAATGCCCACTCGATGGCTTCTGCCAGAGAGAGAAACTTCCAGCTCATCAGCCCGCACGCCGTAACGCAGTACCAACCGTTGATAACTTTCCACTGCATGATTTGTTCACCTCAGTGTTACCGTTGAGGTAATGATTATCCGTATAGGGTTTTATGTCAATAGATATGAGGTAATAAAATTACCCTTGAGGTAATGATGCGGGCAATAAAAAAGCCGCTCATTTGCGGCTTACTTACTGTATTTGCAGGGTTTACTGGCTGTTTTTACTGTTTTGAGTAATCACGAAATCAATATAACTTTCGATCTTAGAGCGCTCGCTCTCAGGTAACGATGCAAACTTTGTCCGGTCGTAGCGGAGGCTGGCCGGGTCACGTGGGTTGATCAGTAACTCGTAACCGCGGCGACCGAACGCGCTGGCAATAGACTCGAGGGTGGAGATCGACACGCTGGCTTCATTGTTCAGCATGCGGTTGATTGTCGCCTGGGCAACGCCGGACGCTTTCGCCAGCTTACCCTGGGTGGACAGTTCGCGGTTGTCCTGCATCCACGCCTGCAGATTGCGCGCAGCCAGTTCTCCGGTGTCGGACGGTTCGTAGTCCTCAGGAACGGCTGCAGCAGTCATGGTGTGATCGATGTCGAGCCAGTTTTTCGGCTTGTTGGCGGCAACTTCTAATTTTCTGGCAACAGTATCGCCAATAACTTTCTGGCCGCGGGACCAGCGGTTTACCAGATTAGCCTGGGTACCCAGTTTCTCAGCAAGGCGAGTCTGAACGCCGTTGAACTCACGGTCGATCATTTCATTGAGATTCTGCCTGCGTACGTCCTGGATGCTTTTCATGTTCTGGAAAATCGCCTCTTATGTGAATCATTTGTTGATTCAATTACAAGCGATTTTACCCCACAGGTAAATGCACCTATAGGGTAACAAACCTTGATTTTTATTACCTTCTGGGTGAATATTTGTTATCTGAAATTAATATCAGGCAATAGCTATGAGTGACATCGAAAAGTTTGATTTCAAGAAGCACTGGCTGGACCTCTCGCCCGATGAGCGTAAAGCCTTTGCTGACGAGGCCGGAACGACCAGCCACTACATCCAGACGCACTTAACTGGAAAGCGCAAAATGCCGGGTAAGGCCTTGATGAATGGGCTTTTTAAGGCCTGTAAATCCAGAGAATGGGTAAAAACAAAGCCTGAACTGGTAATCTTTTTCCACTCCTGATCCCCGCTTAACACCCTATCAGACCGCCGCCTGGCGGTCTTTTCATATCTATTCGTACCCTCAAGGTAATAATTATCCATATACGGTTGATATTTTTTGCTGCCTGACCGAAAATCACCAAAGATAAATATCAAAGAGAGGTGCGAATGAAACGAATTACCCAGCGTGAAGCTCTCGAACTGGGCCGTGCTCGCTTCTATACCGGGAAAAAATGCATCCATGGTCACGATAGCGAACGCTACACCCTGAGTGGGGAGTGCGTTCAATGCAACAACGAGCGGGCGCGGCGTCAGCAGCAACTGCGCTCTGAGAAAATGAAGGCGGCACGTAAGGCGCAGGAGGCTGCATGAAACCCGTTGCCTATTACAACGAAATCGATCCATTTGCAGCGGAATGGCTGCGTAACCTAATCGCCGGCGGCCACATTGCGCCAGGCGAAGTTGACGAACGGAGCATTGAAGATGTCACACCTGATGATTTGCGAGGATTCACGCAGTGCCACTTTTTCGCCGGAATTGGCGTCTGGTCTCATTCCCTCCGCCTCGCCGGATGGCCTGATGATAAACCGGTCTGGACAGGATCCTGCCCGTGCCAGCCTTTCAGCGCGGCAGGCAAAGGAGATGGGTTTGCTGACGAGCGGCACCTTTGGCCAGCCTTCTTCCACCTCATCAGCGAGTGCAGACCTCAGCATGTCTTTGGCGAGCAGGTTGCAGCTGGTAACGCAAACGCATGGTTCGACCTTGTACAGGCAGACCTGGAAGGAATGGACTACGCCTTCGGGCTTGTGCCGTTTGCGGCAGCGGGCATCGGTGCGCCGCACATCAGAGAGCGGGCCTACTGGGTGGCCAACGCCAGTAGCGAATACGAACCCGCAGCCCGAAACGAAACGGGGATTGCAGCACGTCTCGGGGGCTGCGCGATTGACGGGTTGGCAGACTCCAGTGGCGAACGACTCAACCGGATCGACTCATTGCTACAGCGGGAAGAATCAGGACGGATCGCCAAAGGTGTGTTTGAAGTTGCCGGGCACAGCGTTACTGGCGGGATGGGTTACGCCGACCACTCGCGACTGGAAAGACACGTCAGGGATGACAGCGCGACGGGATGGGAAGGAACGGCTGGATCAGTTACCGCGCCAGGCTTACACAGTAGGCCCCTTGAGGTTAACGGTTTTTGGCGAGATGCGGACTGGCTCTTTTGTCGAGATGGGCAGTGGCGTCCAGTTGAATCCGGCACATTCCCGCTGGTTGCAAGGTTTGCCAAAAGCCTGGGACACGGCAAGTCCTCATTACGAGCAATGGCTGGACGCAACCGCACTGGCAGACTTAAGGGTTACGGCAACGCCATAAACGCACAGGCAGCGGCGACTTTCATCAGAGCTTATATGGGGGTGATCTGATGGCACGCATTCGCACGATTAAACCAGAGTTCTGGACGGATGAAGACCTGTCTGAAGTCTCAGAGGCGGCCTGCCTGCTGGCGATCGGCCTGCTCAACTATGCCGACGATGAAGGCTATTTCAACGCCAACCCTAAGCTGATTAAGGCCACGGTTTTCCCAATACGGGAGCAGTCCGGTAGCATTCCGGTACTCATGCAGGAGCTTTCCAGCGTGGGGTATATCAGCCTGTTTTCCGGTCCTGACGGCAAGATCTACGGCCTTGTGAATAACTTTGCCAAACATCAGGTGATTAATAAGGCTAAAAAGAGCGTAATCAAAGACTTATGTACTATACCGTATCAGTACAGTAGTGATACCGGAGACCTACCGCCTGGAAAGGAAGGGAAGGGAAAGGAAGGGAAAGGAAAAACCCCACACACAGGCGACGAAAATTTTCTGCCTGTGGATAACTCTTCAGGACCAGAAGAGCCAGATCCCGGAGCAAACACCGTCGTTCTGAATGGCTATATGCCACCTGGTGGAATGGGCGGGTTCGGGAAGTTCGTTATGGGGCCGGGCTGGAAACCGGGTGATGATTTCATGAAGTGCGCTGCGTTATGGGGGATCACCCTGAAGAAACCGGTCACCGACTGCGAGCTGGCTGAGTTCATCACGTACTGGAAAGCGGAGGGCAAGGCGTTCCATCACGAGCAGTGGCAGCAGAAGCTAGCCAGAAGCGTGCAGCAATCCAGGGCGAAGCCGGCACCTCAACCGCAGAGGCGAGACGTTAACGACATTCCTGAGCCGGATAACGAGATTCCGAAAGGGTTCAGAGGCTACCAGGCACCAGTTGGGAACTGACGACAGAAAGCGAGGCTGACATGGGAAGACCAAACACCGCGGCAGAGAGACGGGCGGCAGTGCTACGGATAATCGAGACAGCAAAAGAGCGTGGACGAATAACCACCAGGCAGGCAGCTGAAATTTTGGGTGTGCACCTGAATACCGTCGAGAAGTATTTCAGGGACGCAGCGCGAAGCGGAGAGGTGGTTCGCCACGGGAAATGCGGATTGTTCAGGAGCTACAGGGAAACTATAGCGTTCGACATGGAGCGATTCTCCAGGCGATACGGGAAAGGTTAGGCGGTATGTAGCAGCACAGGCGCGACAGCGCATTTTTTTACGCCTGTATGGTTACCTATCAGGTAATAAAATATGCGCATAGCTATTGATTTCGTATCTAATGTGGATTTAAATTACCTGAGAGGTAAGGAATGAAAAAGCAGTTGCAGGCTCTGGGTCGACTTAAGTCCGGCCAGATGAACAAAACCGAGGAGTCGTACCGTCAGCACCTTGAGCTGCGCAAGCATGCCGGGGAGATAGCTTGGTACCGGTTCGAGGGGATCAAGCTGCGACTGGCCGACAACACGTTCTACACGCCTGACTTCGCAGTGATGCTCACCACCGGCGAGATGGAATTGCACGAGGTGAAAGGGTTCTGGACCGATGACGCCAGGGTGAAAACCAAAGTCGCCGCAGATCAGTACCCGTTCCGCATCATTGGCGTGACCGTGAAGCCGAAAAAAGCAGGTGGGGGCTGGAAGGTCGAAGAGTTCTAAATCGATGATCCTTTTTGAATTCAAAGTAATCAATAACTTATACGGGTAAGCGGGGGTAAAGATGGGAACGGTTATCAAAGAGTTAGTGACTCAGGGGCATGAGCTGGTTGCACTGCTGGGCACTCAGCATGGCATGCATGATGCCGCGTCACTGGTGCAGCGCCTGACTGCGCAACTGGATATCACGGCGGTAGCGCTGCGCGAGATGACCAAGAAGCGTGATCTCGAACATGGCGATGTGCTTACCTGGGAAAAGACGATGTTTAAGGCCTGCGGCGAAGATGGTCATAAATCAGTTGCCGCTAAGTTTGCTGAACTGGAAGCCAAATGCGCGGCGCTGGCTGCGGAGAATGCGGGGCTGAAGAAGTACATCTGCGATGAGTGCTATGTGGAGAACGTC